CTTGGTTCGGTGTCTGCCCCAAGCCATTCATTTACCGGTGATACAAACACAGGTATGTATTCTAGTGGTGCAGATACTCTTGATTTTGCAACTGCTGGTGCACGTAGACTTAGTATCTCTTCGTCTGGTGGCGTAACAGTAGCTCCAAACGTTACAACTGCCTCTGCCTTTATTGAGTTAGGCGGTGGACGTACCGGAGATGGTTATGCTTACATCGACTTTGTAGGTGACACAACTTATACTGACTATGCTTTTAGGATTCTCCGAAATAACACTGGTGCTAATGCTAGTACACAGATTATTCATCGTGGCACTGGCAACTTTGATTTGTCTACATCTGAAGCTGCTGCACTTCGATTAATTACTGGAGGTGCTTCGAGAGTTGTTGTAGCATCTACTGGTGAAGTGTCTTTTAACGGACAAATTCAAGCAGCTACAGGTACTGCTGCAACCCCTACAATATCTTTTGCATCAGATACTAACACAGGTTTCTTCTCTCCTTCTGCAGACCAAATTGGTTTAACATTAGGAGGAACAGAACGTTGGCGTTGGAATACTTCTTTCTTATACGCAGGAAATGGTAATGGTTCTGCGGCTCTGTCCAATAATATTGGAACAGTAACCGTTCCAAACTTTACTTTTGTTGGTGATACTAACACAGGTATGTACTGGATTGGTGCAGATCAGATTGGTTTTAGTGCTGGTGGTACATTAAGAGCAACTGTTGACACAACAGGTATTCAAGCTGCTGTTGCGGTGTCTTCTCAAACAACAGGTACATTAACTAATGAATGTGCTAACAAACAAGTTAACCTTACTGGTAACGTAACCCTTAACACAGCAGTATTTGCTGCAAACGATAAAACTACGTTTGATCCGGGTACAGCAGCTAGAACGTTTACTCGTGGTGCAGGTCTTACTATGTTTGTAAATGGTACTGACTCTGCTACTGCAACTCTTGCAGCTAACCAAATGGGTGGTATGCACTGGAGATCGTCTACTGTTGTTATTCTTACTGGAGCGTTTACATGAGTATGTTAAATGCTTTTATGCAAACCTTAAGAAGTGGATTTACCCCTGTAAACAGAATCTATACTTCTGGCACAGGTGCTACTGAAACAGTTCCTACTGGTGCAACTTCGGTTCGTATTCGAGTAGGTGGTGGCGGTGGTGCTGGTGGACAACGTGTTCTTGATTTTGGTGCAGGTGGTGGTGGCGAAGGCGGTTTCTGTGAGCGTACTATTGCTGTTGTAGGGGGTAACACCCTTACGTACACAGTTGGTGCTCTGGTTGCTGGACGAACCACAAACGGTGTTGGTGCTGCTGGTAACGCATCGTCAGTGACTGGAACTGTGTCTGGAGGAGCTGTGTCTATGACAGCCAATGGAGGCGGTGGAGGTCTTGGTGTTGGTGGTACAGGTGGTGCTGGTGGTACGGCTTCAGGTGGTACAACAAACACAACAGGTGTTGCTGGAACAGACGGAGACCCCGGTATTTCTGATGGTGTTGGTGGTTTTGGTGCAGCTACACAAGCTGGTGATGGTGGTAACGGCGCATCTTTTGGAGTAATGTCTGGAGATGGTAACCGAGGTCAAGTGGAATTCTATTATACTTAAAGGACAGCTTTGATGGCTATGAAGGGTGAAAAGATGTCACCTGCTGAGAAAAGAGCTAAAGCAAAGTTTCAAAAGAAACCTAGTGAAGTTCGTAAGCGGGTACAAAGAAATAAAGACCGTCGTAAAGCAATGCGCGAAGGCAAAGTTAAAAAAGGGGATGGTAAACACGTTGACCATATTAATGGTGACGCAAAAGGACCAACCCGAATCCGCTCAGAACGAGCAAATGTGAGAGACAATAAACGTGGCAAACGTAAGAAGTGATAAAGACCTAACACCTGCTCAGTGGGAAATTAGAAATGCTGCTGAAGCTGATCTAGAGACTTTTATTAGACTTATATCCCCAAAGCAAGTGCTTGGTTCTGTTCATTCTGAACTTTGCTCTTGGTGGACACGCTCTGAAGCAAGTTCACACCAAGTAACGCTACTGCCACGCGACCACGGTAAATCCCGAATGGTAGCTTATCGAGTCGTGTGGCACATCACTAAACACCCAGATTGTAGAATTCTGTACATCTCTGCTACAGCTAACCTTGCTGAAAAACAGATTAAATTTATTCAAGACTTAATGACATCTAAGCTGTATTCAAAGTACTGGCCTGAGATGGTAAATGAAAAGGTTGGTGAACGTGAAAAGTGGACAGCATCAGAGTTCTCTGTGGACCACCCTAAACGTAAAGAAGAAGGCGTTCGTGACCCTACTGTATTTACTGCTGGTCTGACCACAGCTATTACAGGTCTTCACGCTGACGTTATCGTACAAGACGACATTGTTGTGTATGAGAATGCCTACACTAAAGAAGGTCGAGAAAAAGTCAAACTTCAATATTCGCTTCTAGCGTCTATTGCAGGCGCCGATGCCCGAGAGTGGGTCGTTGGTACTAGGTATCACCCTGATGACCTCTACGGGCATATGGCTGCTATGGAGTATGACATCTACAATAACAAAGGTGAAGTTATTGGTTCTAAACCAGTATATGAGTTCTTTGAAAGACAAGTGGAAGATGCAGGTGATGGAACTGGTGAATTTATCTGGCCAAGACAACAGAGAAGTGATGGTAAGTGGTTTGGGTTCGACGCATCTATTCTGTCAAAGAAAAGAGCTCAGTACCTTGATCAAACTCAATTCCGGGCACAGTACTATAATGACCCGAACGGGGCCACCGGGACTGCCATTTCACGAGATAAGTTCCAATACTATGATAAATCCCGGCTTATCTGGAACGGTTCATATTGGACTATCTCTGGACGACGTCTAAACATTATTGCTGCTATGGACCTGTCTTACTCAATTACAAAGAAAGCAGACTCTTCTGTTGTTATTGTACTAGGTATTGACGCAGAACGTAATATGTACGTCTTAGATATTGATCGATTTAAAACAGACTCTATTAGAGACTACTATGTTCGTCTACTTGACATGCATACTCGTTGGAACTTTAATAAGATTGTAATTGAAACGGTTGCTGCACAACAAGCCATTGTTAAAGAGCTCCGAGAATCATATCTTAAGCCAAATGGTATTATGTTGTCTATTATTGAAACTAAACCAAACAGACATGGTGGTTCTAAAGAAGAAAGAATGATGGCAGTTCTCGAACCAGTGTACAGTAACATGGCTGTGTGGCACTATAGAGGTGGTAACTGTCAAATCTTAGAAGATGAGCTTGTAGCTCTCTTTCCACCCCATGATGACATTAAAGATGCGTTAAGTAACGCTATTGAACATATCGCAGCACCTACTTCTAATAAATCAAGAGAAGATGTTGCTAAAAGAAGTAACGTGATTTATCATCCTAAGTTCGGCGGAGTTATACGAACATGAATAGAGCCCAATCCTTTCAGGATGTAATGGACCCCCATCTGTTAGCAACACAAGTTGCTGACCTATACAGAGAGTGGGAAGACGCTCGCCGTAAATGGTTGTCAATGGGTCAAGAAGCTAGAGACTACGTCTTTGCTACAGACACTAGAACAACTTCTTCGGGAGACCTCGGGTGGAAGAACTCTACTCACCTTCCTAAACTTTGTCAAATTCGTGACAACCTTCATGCCAACTATATGGCAGCAGTGTTTCCTAACACTAATGCTATTACTTGGGAAGGAGAAGATCAGAAGGCTGAAGACCCTGAGATTCGTAAAGGTGTTCGAGCATATATGAGAAATAAATTAGAACAATCAGACTTTGACCTTGAAGTTGAAAAGTGGTTGTACGATTTAATTGATTATGGTAACGTATTTGGTCTTGTAGAGTATGTCAATGAAACTATTATTTCTGAGAAAGACGGAGCAGTAATTAAAGGTTACGTAGGCCCTAAAGCTCGTCGTATTAGTCCTCTTGATATTGTGTTTAACCCAACAGCTTCAGACTTCCGGAGAACTCCAAAAATCATCCGGACCCTTACAAGTCTCGCAGACCTTATGTCTGAAGTCGAGTCTAATCCTGAAAAGGGATATCTAGGTGAAATTGTAAATGAAGCTTTTCAAAAACGTGCTTATATCCGCGCTGGTGCTGCCGGTATACGCGACACTCGTAAAAACAGGTCCTACATTGTGGACGGCTTTGGTTCCTATCGTGACTATTTTGATTCCGACTATGTTGAACTCTTAGAATTCTACGGAGATGTGTGGGACCAAGAAACTAACACTCTCTTAAAAAATTATCATATTACTGTTATGGACAGAGCTTATGTTGTCCGTAAACAACAACATCCTAGCTGGTTTGGGGAACCCCCAATCTACCACGCAGGGTGGAGAATTAGGCCTGATAACCTCTATGCTATGGGTCCTCTTGACAATCTTATTGGTCTTCAATATCGTATTGACCACCTTGAGAATGCTAAAGCAGACGCTATGGACATGATCCTACATCCTGTTATGAAAATTAAAGGATTTGTAGAAGAGTTTGTGTATGGTCCTAACGAAAAGATTTATGTTGGTGACGATGGTGATGTTACCTTCATGTCTCCTGATGCTACAGCTCTTTCTGCAAACACTGAGATTTTCCAAATCATGCAGTTGATGGAAGAGATGGCAGGTGCCCCTAGGGAAGCTATGGGTTTCCGCTCTCCGGGAGAAAAGACTAAGTACGAAGTACAAGTGTTAGAGAATGCATCTAACCGTATCTTCTTAAATAAAACCGCTCACTTTGAAAAAGCTTTCCTTGAGAAAATTCTCAACTCTATGTTAGAAGTCTCTAGACGTAACATGATGGAAGCTGAACAAGTTCGTCTTATCGACCCAGACTTTAACTTTATTGACTTCATCAAGATTAGTCGTGAAGATATCGTCTCTCGTGGTAAGATTCGTTCTATGGGAGCCCGTAGATTTGCTCGTAAAGCAAACATTCTGCAAGAACTGTCACAGTTTAGTGCAACACCTCTGGGCCAAGACCCGATGATTAAAGTTCACTTCTCTGGATATAAGATGGCAAAACTCATTGAAGAGCTTCTTGAGATTGGTGAATACAATCTTGTTGCTAAAGATGTGTCTGTCGTGGAACAAGCAGAAACCGCACAACTCGCTAATAACGTCCAACAAGTATTAATGGAAGAAGAGGCAGCAGCAATTGGCACACCTACAGGTCAAGACGGAATGGCTCCGGGGCCAGTCCCAGCAGGAAGCGGACAGGTTTAAAAATAATGTAATTTCAAGTAAAATAGTACTTGACAAACTAATTGAAATATGTTATAATATACATAAATCACTCGATAAAGTGAGTTATGATTATGACAACCCATCGTGGGCCTTTAAACAGGCTCACATTAACGGGCAAAAAGAGATGCTAGAGAAAATCATTTCTCTATGTACAATTGAAGAAAGACCATGACCAATGGATTTATTTAACACTTCTACAAATACTGACCAAGTTAAGCTAGAAGATTTAGTGGGAGAAGGTAAAAAGTACAGAGATGTTACTGAGCTTGCAAAAGCTAAAGTTCATGCTGATGCTTTTATCGAACAACTTAAAGCCGAAAAGGCTCAGGTTCTCGAAGACCTTAAAACCCGTACTGCTGTAGAAGACGCTATTAAAAAGCTCCAAGCGCCAAATGCTAATGGCGGAACAGGTACTCAGACAGAGCACACTTCCGTACAGACCCAGAGTTCGGAACAAAAGGCTAATTTTACGCTAGAGGATGTTGACAAACTCCTTGAACAAAAAGATCGTCAAAAGAAAGTTCAAGCCAATCTTAATACTGTATCAGATGCTATTCTTAGATATGCTGGTACTCCAGAGAAGGCTAAAGAGTTTCTTACGACACGGGCAGGAGAGCTCGGCGTTACAGTAGACAAACTGTCTGACGTTGGCAAGGAATCTCCTACCGCTTTACTTAAACTGCTGGGTCTTGATAAAGCAGGATCGTCTACAATCGCTCCAATTGAGAAGACTACTAATATCGTAAGAGTGTCTAAAGATAAGACATTTGATATGAATGCTCCAATGACAAAAGCTGATTATGATGAACTGCGTCGTGAAAATCCCAGTTTATATTTTAGCCCCAAAGTTCAGAATAAGCTGATGAAAGATCGCTCTGCTGAACTAAAACAAAAAAGACAAGGATAATAACATATGTCAGGTATGACAACTGCCAATATGGACATTGCCATTCGTTCGGAAGTTTGGTCTGGTGAAATCAAGGATGTCCTTCAGGACGCTCTTGAGGGCCAGCGCTACGTTCGGTGGCTGTCCGAGTTCCCCGACGGTAACACCTTTACCATCCCGTCGATTGGTGAACTGCAAGCTCGTGATTACGAAGAAAATACAGCCATTCAGTACGACGCTCTTGATCTGGGTGAATTCCAGTTCTCGATCACCGAGTACGTGTCGGCTGCTACTTACATCACTAAAAAAGCCCGTCAGGACTCGTTCATTGCTTCTGAAATCGAAGCTCAGTTCGTTCCTAAAATGACGCGCGCTATCATGGAAGACCTCGAACTTCATATTCTGAAAGAAGGTCAACCGAAGACAGGTAACCCCGCTGGTTATCAGGTTGCTGGTGCAACGAACGCAATTAACGGTGCTGCTCACCGCTGGGTTGGTTCTGCAACGGTTAACTCGAAGCGTACCCTCGGTGTGGAAGACTTCGCCCGCGCTCGCTTTGCTCTTAAGAAAGCAAACGTTCCGGACACGAACCTGATCGCAATCGTTGATCCGTCGGTTGAGTACGTTCTCAACACACTGACCAACATCTCGAACATCTCGAACAACCCACGTTGGGAAGGTATCATTGATTCGGGTATTGCTTCGGGTATGAACTTCCTCGTCAACATCTATGGTTTTGACGTGTACTGCTCGAACCGCCTTGCTCTCTGCGGCACTGGCCAAACGGGTACTTCTGAAACGATTAGCTCGGTTGCCTCGGGTGCAGGTGCAGTTTGTAACCTGTTCTTCTCGATGACTCCGGACCTCCTGCCCTTCGTTGGTGCATGGCGTCAGATGCCGGAAGTTGACGGTTCTTATAACAAAGACTTCCAGCGTGAAGAGTATGTTATGACCGCTCGCTATGGTACGAAGATTTATCGTCCTGAAAACCTCGTCACGGTCCTTGCTGACCCGACTGTTATTGCTTAATTAGGAAGGATATAATCTAATGGCTACATGGTTTAATGCTGATGGTCTCTATGTCGAAAACGGTCGTGACCGTCGTCGTCAACGGAACCAACCCAAGCAAGTGAATACGCTTGGTCACATTGTGGAAGTTAAATTCCCGTTTGATCTCTCGGTTCATACGACTGGTACTACTTTTACTACGGACCGTAACAACGACGGCACACTGGATGGCTTCAATGCAGGCGATGAGTTCATCCCTGACCAAGCACACATCCTTTCGGCTGAAGTGTTCATGTTCGACACTGCTGCTGCTTCTGGTACTGCAATTACGGTTGGTACGTTCCAAGAAAACGGCACAGCAATTGACGCAGATGGTCTTGTGACTGCTGCTAACGCTGCTACCGCCTCGCTCGTTGCTAACGCTCGGGTTGCAGGTTCGGGCGCTCTGCTCAACACTGGTGTTACCCAGAAGTCGTACATTGGTCTTGTTGCCTCTGGTACGTTCACTGCTGGTAAAGGCTACGTGCTGATTCGTTACGCCTACGGCGGCGCTGTCTAATAACTAAATAGAGAGGCCGGGGGTTGAAATATATCCCCGGCTTTTTTAAAGGATTCTACATATGAAGCTGACTCTATTACAACTCACACAAAATATTCTGTCTGCAATGGACGCAGAGCAAGTGTCTTCTATTACAGACACTGTAGAATCTATGCAGGTTGCAGAAGAAATTAGAAATACGTATTACGAAATTTTTGGTAACATTGAGATAAAGTCTCGGCTTAAACTAACAAGCCTTGAAGACTTCACAGACCTAGGTGTTCAATATCCTCATATTCTTTTAATTCCTGAAGAAATAGACAACCTTAAATGGGTTCGTTATAATATTGGAACCCCAGATGAACCCATTTGGAAGCAGCTCACATATATTTCTCCAGAAGAGTATTTAGAAATTGTTTTAAATCATACTTCAGGCGAAACAATTCCATATGGGGAAAACGGAGGAGACGGGGTTCGTCGTGTTAAAGATATTAACTCTGATCTTGAATATATTATTGTAGCAAATAAAGACCCTGATTACTGGACAACTTTTGATAATACGTATATCTTATTTGATTCTTATAATGAAGATCAACATGATGGTATTGTTTATGCCAATGGGGTCCAAGCAGATCATACTATGATTTATGCTGAAATCCTTCCTGTTTTTACAATGTCTGATTCTTTTACCCCAGACTTAGAAGACAAACTTTTCCCAATGCTTTTAGCAGAAGCTAAATCTGCTTGCTTTGTAAACTATAAAGGTGTATCTAACTCTAAAGAAGAGCAGCGCTCTAGACGACAGAGAGTCTCTCACCAGAATAATAGATCGCGGTATAATCAAACTAGAGATACTTCTCCTAACTATGGCCGTTCGTAAAAGAGTTCTAACACTTAAAAAGAGCAGGTTCCACACTAACAACCCTACTTATCTTGCTGATAATCTATTTGAGTATATCATTAAGTTTAAAGAAGGTAGAGGGTGGTACATCCACAAGTATAATGGTGGTGGAAAAGACAGCTCTCTTGAAGGTTATTTCAGTACACATCCTAAAGCTGAACAATGTCTTATTATGTTTTTAATGAAAACAGATAAAACTGGTATGGCTAGATGGCCCGGTAAAAAGAATATTCGACATACAAATTACACAAGGACTTTTCTAAAAGATGTCTAGAGCCGAAACAAATCGTTTGTACACAAACTTTACTAAAGGTTTGATTACAGAAGCAAGCCCTCTTGCTTATCCTGAAGGCGCATCTATTGATGAAAACAATATGGAAATGCTCACCAATGGTGATCGTGTTCGTCGATATGGTTTTGATTCGATTCAATCAGTTGGTAAACTTACTAAAATTACAGTAGGTAATAGAAACTATACTACAAAAGTATATAACCATATTTGGAAGACTGCTGCAAACGACATCAACACGGACTTTCTTGTTACGTTTGTTGGTGGTGTAGTTTACTTTGATTTAATTACAGGTGTAACTAGTGAACTTCCTGAGTACACTCGTAAAGCCTTTACTATTGATCTTTCCGCTTATAAAATTACAGGGGCTACAAATACTCAAGTAGATACTAACTTTGTTGGTTTTACTTCAGGTAAAGGAGCTCTGTTTATTGTTAATAAATACATTGAACCTCTTCGGGTTGAGTATAATTTAACAACAGACTCTATTACTGTAATTCCAATCCAGATTAAAGTCAGAGACCACTACGGTATTGATGATGGTCTCGCTGTTGACCAAGACCCCTTAACACTTTCTATTCAACACCACTACAACTTACTAAACCAAGGTTGGGAATACTCTGGTGGTGGTTTAACAACCCCTCCGGGTTCAACAGGTTCTGGTCCGGGTGGAACAGTAGTACCTACTGACCCAGTGACACCAGATACCCCAACAGGTTTCCCTATTGGACCTGTTCTTCCCGGTGATCCCGCTGATCCTGATATTATTGCTCCACCAGACCCGCCCCCAATTGATGTGGGTTTCGTAGAACGTTTAGGCTTTGGTCTAACAGATACTCAGTATACATACGCATTCCCCGTATTTGATTCTACATATACATTACCTAACCCAGCAGGTCCTATCTATAAGTACTTTGCAACAACAGGGTACTATCCTAGCAATGCTAAGGTGTGGTGGGCAGGTAAGAACGCAGAAGGTGTGTTTGACCCAGCTCTTCTTCAAAAGACTTTCTTTGGTAACACTAGAGCCGCGCGTGGTCACTTTGTAATTAACCCCTTCACAAAGAATAGAACGGCAGCCAGTGGTATTGCTGGTCTTGATGAACCAGATTCAACAACTCGTCCAGACTCTATTTGTTTTGCTGCTGGTCGTGTTTTCTTTGGACATGAGTCTACACTATACATGTCTCCTATTCTTGAGACAACAGACAGAGTGGGGCAGTGCTACCAAGAAGCAGACCCAACATCTGAAGACATTAGTGATCTTATTCCTACAGACGGCGGTTTTATTGAAATCCCAGATGCAGACTATATTATTGCTCTGAAACCTTTAGCAGATGGTATTGTTGTTCTTGCACGTAATGGTGTGTGGTTTGTTAACTCAGGTTCACAGGGTTTTACAGCACTTGACTACACAGTCAACAAAGTGAGCAGTATTGGTATTACAGCTAGAGAATCAGCAGTGATTGCAGATGAAACACTCTTCTGGTGGACAAAACAAGGCATCCAAGCTATTGCACCTGCAACAGGAACGTTTGGAGCAATCCCCGGTCAGTTTTCTCAACAAAACATTACTGAGATGACAATTAAAACATTCTATCAAGAGATAAATGAATTTACTCGTGATGAATGTAAAGGTGTTTATGATCCGGTTACAAGCACTGTTATCTGGCTTTATAGAAATGATGCTACAAAGAAAAAGTATATTTTAAAATACGATTTACGTTTTCAAGCCTTTATTCCACAGTCTGTTGATTGTGATGGTATCTCTCCAATCTCTTTATTTGTGGGAGAATACTACACTAAAAATACCCAGTATGATACTATGGTAACTTATATGGGTCTACAATCTGAGTGGGCATCTTTTGCAAACAATTATTATCACTATCTTGTAACAGCACAGTTTATCGATAGAACTTACGTAGATGGGAGATTTGCGGTTGAAGAAGAGAATACACCGCCTGAAGCTGGGACCCCTCTCACACTTGGTACATATGAGTCTTACATAGAATCTGGTTATGAAGTTCTTGAAGATGCTGTTCGTAAAAAACAAGTACCTTTCTTAGGTGTGTTTTTCAGAGAACAGGTTCGCGTTAAACCTAATGGAAGCCCTATCGCTGGATACCAAGAACCTTGTTGTAGTCTAACTGTAAAGTGGTCTTGGGCAAAGACTGAGTCTTCTAATAAGTGGTCTGATCCTGTTTATGCTTACAGACCTCAAAAAAATTATTGGAGAACTGAAGAAGAGAACTTGACAAATATGTCAAAGTATGATATAATATACACTCGTAATAAAGTTCGAGGATCAGGTCGAGCTATTCAGTTTAGATTTTCAGAGGCTAGAGCAGAATATGGATTCACACTTATCGGATGGCACGCATTCTACCACGGAAACACAGTTCCATAAAGCAACACTTGCAGATTTACCACTTATTGTAAAACATGCAATTTCATTTTATGAGATGTCTCCTTGGGAAGGTATTGTTCCACTAGAAACAAATACAGTAATAGATACGTTAGTACATCATATCGAAAGTGATACTAGTCTATGTTTAGTGGGGGATGAGTGTTTGTTTGTAGCAACACTTGTTCCCTGCGCTCTCAACAATACAGTTCTTATTGCACAGGAACTTATGTGGTACGGTAAGAATGGAAGAGCTCTTATTAAACCATTTGAAGAATGGGCAAAAGAACAAGAATGTGATTTTACAATGATGTCTTCTCTTGTAAATGATAGAGAACCAACAATTAGAAGAATATATAGCAGACTTGGTTATAAACCAATTGAATCTGCTTACATTAAGGAAATAAAATAATGGGTGTATTTACTGCTGCTGTTGCAATTGCTGCTGTAGCTACAGGCGGAAGCTTGTACTACCAGAACAAAGCGGCTAGAGAACAAAAGCGCATGAACCAAGCTCAGCGTCGTCAAGCTGATCTTCAAGCCGCTAAACAACGAAGAGACACTATTAGATCAAACAGGCTTGCACACTCTCAAGCTGTTCTAAACGCTAACGCACAAGGAGTGAGTAGAAGCTCTGGTGCAATGGGCGGACAAGATAGTATTCTTAGTCAAGGAACAAGTAATCTTAGTTTCATGGACACAATGAATAGACTATCAGATCAAGCATCTGCTGCTTATGGTAGAGCCATTAAATATGGTAACCAAGCAAGTATCTGGGGTGGAATCGGAAGTATGGCGATGACTTTTGCCAGCTCCCCCGGAATGGTTGCTTCCGCTGATAAGTTCCTTGGAAAGATGTTCCCCGGAAATAAACCGCCTGTCAGTGCTGGAGCAAACAGAGCTCCCGGTAATATTATTTACAAGGGTACAAACCCTTATTCTAGACCTTCTACACCGCACTCTTAATTTGGATATAATCTATGGAAGAAAATCAAGTTAGTCCTCTTGTCCAACAAGAAGCACAATCTCCGCTGGTTAGCACAGGAGGAGCAAATGTTGTAGACACAGATGCGTCGCTTAAACGATTTGCATTCCTTGGTGCTCTGGCTAAACTTCCCAAAACACCTACTGAAGATACTATGGCAACTATTAAACAGCTTCAAGCACAAAATGAAGCAAAGCTTAATAGTTCTCGTGGAGATAAATCAGTAATTGAAAATGAAGTACGTTCAGATGAAATGCGGCGTGAAGTTGATGTTGTTCGTAATTCTAACATAGACCCCATTGCATCTAGTACATATCTAGCTGGTGCCTTTAAAAGGCTCACAGGAACAAACTATCCTGTTGAAGCTGCGGCAGCAGAGACAATGGTTCTTGCAGGGACTCTTGAAGATGAAGAAGCAGATGAGTCTGATATTCTTCCTAACGTTTATGAAAAACAAATTGAACTTGTCACTAAACGTTTAATTCTTGCAGAAGAGTCGTATAAGCAAGCTAGGGAAAGAGGTGTTGATCTCGTGTCATGGACCTTCCTATGGACGAGTTTGAAAAGCTCGCACCAGAAGCTGTCCGTCGTACATACGAAAATACTTTCACAAGATTTATTGCTCCCGGATTTACTTATGGGTGGCAAAATAAACTTGCACAAGAGTTGCTTGTTAATCAGTTTACAGACCCAGCTTCAGAGTCTGAAATTAACGTATTTGCTGTTGCTGACGTAGCAGGGCTTCTGTATGCCCCTGCTAAGATGGGCTTAAAAGGTATAAGCTCCTTAGACGTTCTTAAAGGACTTGGAGCTAAGAAGGCATATACTAGTTTAGCAGCAGATGTTCTTCAACAGTCTTCTGAACTAGGGGCCGCCCGTGCTGCTGAAAATGCAGCCACAACCGTTGATGAAGCTCTCTCAAGCTCTGTTGTAAAAGCAATGGACCTTGAAGATGGTGTCCTTTCTGGAGTGTCTAGCTCTGATGAAGTTACAGACATTCTTACCACAACAGATGATCTGTTAAAAGAGTCTAAGGTTTCTAGCTTACAAGACCTTAATCGTCTTAAGCCAGAAGAACTTGAAAGAGCCATTGCAGCTACAGTTAAGAAAGCTGAAGTTCGTCTAAATCGTAAGATTCGTCCTACAGACGTTCATGCTTATAACGCTACACCGGGTACTGGTATTTATACACCAGCCCTTCGTATTGTTGTTGGTACAGCAAAAGGTGGTGGCTATAGAGGCCCACGAGGTCTTCGTAATCTTTATAAATATGCAGAGTCTATTGGTCTGACTGGCTTTAAAGTCAAGTACATTGATCGTGCTACAGAAGTCTCAACACCTCCCCCGCTTGGGCGTTTACCACCTGAGTTTGATGAGGTTATTGTAGAACTTCCTAAGACACTTCGTAAGATAAATGCCGCCCGTAAAGCAGCAGGAGATACCTCAAAGCCTGTACTGTACTTCCCCAAAGCTGGTGAAACCGCTCAGAAATCTTTTGAAGATATTGTAAACTTCTCAAAGACAACTGGACAGTCTGTTGAAGTTCTTGTTACCAGAGAAGGTAATATGATCTCAGCGCCTCAAGGTCAGTTTCCAGAAGGGCTAGCAAATGCTCTTGGGCTTACAGATGATGTAGGGCTTGCTGTTGTAAATCCTAAGTCTAAGTTTAAAGACTTGAATGATTTCTATCGTTCTGTCCGTACTAAAGACAATCAGAAGTTTATGTTAAAAGACGAAGGTCTTGACAAAGTAGACACTAACGTTGAAGGTGTTAAAGCTTCTGTTGTTCGTGATGAGACAACTCGTGAATACTATCTTACATTTGAAACAGGTGTAGAAGAAAAAACATTCTTCGAAGCTATCAAACCTAAGTCGTTCATGGGTCTCCCAGAACTCG